CACCAATCCTGTTCCACAACCAGTGGCTCAAACAACAGCTTCCGATCTGGTCACAGAGCCCGGAGGTGTCGCGCAAGATCCCACCACTGTGGGAGAAAATGATTTGGTGTTGCTGAACACTGGTGAAAATCTTGGTGTTCCAGACGAGGATGGATTTGTACAAAGCTCTACAGGGCTCAACGTCCTACCCGAAGATCAAGAGACAGGTGTACCCGATGGCTATCTCACTGAATTTTCTGCTGATGGCGATCGTGTGCTCAATCCCGAACAGGTTACTGCGGCCCAAGAACAAGCCTCGGCCGAGTTCAATGCCCGCCAGCGTGCTCGACAACAACAGGCCATTGCCAGCCAACGCAGACAAATCAACAACGGCGACTGGCGAGTACGTCTGCGCCTGGCACCACAAAGCAAGTATCTTTACAATGCACCGCAACCGGGCATTCTACAACCACTTACAGTCACAGATGGTGTAATATTCCCCTACACTCCGACCATTACCACCAACTATCGTGCCAACTACAGCCCTTACGATCTTACCCACAGCAACTACAAGGGATATTTTTATACCAACAGTTTTGTGGATCCTGTGACCATAACTGGCACTTTTACAGCACAGGACACTGCCGAAGCCAATTATCTTCTAGCGGTCATACACTTTTTTAGAAGTGCCACCAAGATGTTCTACGGGCAAGATGCCGAGCGTGGCGCACCACCGCCCTTGGTGTATCTTACCGGACTGGGAGAATACCAGTTCAACGAACACAGTTGTTTAATACAAAATTTTAGCTATACCTTGCCATCCGAGGTAGATTACATACGTGCCGGCAGTCCTGGCAATCAGGGAGTAAATCTGACCACTCGTCGTGATCGACAAAGTGTGGCCACCAATGGCGTGTTTGGCAGTTTGAATAGATTGGCAACAGCTTTCTTGCCCAAGGGCGGAGTATCGGGTCCACCCGCCCCGCCCACCTTGGGATTGAATCGTCCGACCTATGTGCCCACTAAGATGGAAATCATAATTACCTTGTTGCCTGTACAAAGTCGTCAGCAGGTCAGCAAACAGTTCAGTGTCAAAGAATTTGCCAGCGGCAACTTATTACGTGGAGGATTCTGGTAATGGCCACTTATGATTCGACCAGTCCGTATTTTACAACTGGGTACAGTCAGTTCTTTTTGGATGTCATGGTCAATCGGCCTATACCTCAACAGGCCGACGATCGTTTGTTCACAATCAATACTACCTATCAGTACAGACCAGACCTCTTGGCATTTGACCTGTACGACAATGCCAATCTGTGGTGGGTGTTTTATCAACGCAATCCCAATACCTTACAGAAGCCGCCCTTGGATTTCCGAGCCGATACCTTGATTTACATACCCAAGATAACAACCTTACGCAACGTGTTGGGATTCTAACATGGCCACTAACGCTGAACAACTCAGGGCCGAAGCAAGCAAACTCCGAGATGAAGCTGTGGCCTTGGCCTTGGAATCACAAAAACTTCGGGAAAGCGGACAATTTGAACAAGCGCGAGCAGTAATTAGGCAAGCAAATGAAAAACTTGATCAATCCGAATCTTTAAACCGGCAGGCAGCTCTGTCAGAAAACAGTGGCGGAACATCCAGTTCTGGACAGACTGTTGCTCAGGAACAACAAGGCAATGCCGAAGGGTCAACCACACAAAATCCTCAAACACCATTTGTACAAAGCAGCACAGGACTCAACGTACTGCCCGAGGAAGATATTGAATTTGGCACTGATGGCCGTGTCAGAACCGTGAATGAAACACAGGCCACGCCGTCTACCCCACAATCAAACAACAATCTGTCACCAACCATAAACACATCAGGCGGAGCCGGAGCACCCACCGACGATGGCACACCAAAAAACACTTTGAGTGTGCAACAAACCATCAATGCCAATTTTAGCCAACGCATTGACCCTAGGCCCAACATCTTGGACCAATATGCCAGTTATACCTACAGCCTGACTTGGTATCTGTTGACTCCGGATCAATACAATCAAATGTCGGTGCAAAGCAAAATCAACCTCAGCAACTGGCAGATCCTGGTACAAAGTGCCGGAGCACCCATATCACCTGGCAATGGTTTACCGGGCCGCAATGAATTTTTCAGCAATGACTATTACCTGGATAATTTTGTGCTCAAACACGCTGTGGCACTCAAAGGAACCACGGGCCCTATGAACTTGTCCAACATCACTTTTACAGTGACCGAACCCAATGGATTCACTTTTATAGAAAATCTATATCGAGCAGTTTCTACAACTTACAAAAGAGACAACATCAACGTGACTCCTACTGCATATCAAGTGGCCAACTACTGCATGGTCATAAGATTCTATGGTTACAACGAATTTGGTGAACTGTTACAGGTTGGCAAAACTACCAATCCCGGCGGCGGCACTCCTGGAGTCACTATCAGCACAGATGTTCGAGCTGTGGTTGAAAAGTATATTCCTTTTACCTTGGCCGACCTCAAGACTCGCATAGTCAGCCGACAGATCGAATATCAAATTGAAGCACAACCAAATCCGCATGGCACAGCTTTCAGCACGCAACGCGGAACTATCCCTTACAATTTTGAATTGGCTGGCAGTACTGTGGGCAATTTACTCAATGGTCGGCCAGTGGGCACCAAGTACACTAGAACTGATGGAAGGACCAGCACTGCTGATCCGCCGGGTACCAATCCCAACGAACCACTGAATCCCATCAACGGAGCTGGTGTAGATGTCAACGGAAATTTCACAGGTACCAGCGACAGTCCTTTTACAGTAGCGGGAGCATAGCATGGCCACCAGTCCACGATTTGAAGAAACCGCAGGAGGAGCCGCAGTTGGCAATCCCAAACTGGTACGTCGCAACAATGCAGATGCCGATGCTCAGCCAGGTGGATTTTATGGTGGCGGCACACCTCCCAAGGCATCTGATGCTCCAAAACCTTCGGCCGCAAATGTTTTCACAGGACTGTGTGAAGCACTGAACTCTTGGCAACAAGACCTGGTCAAAAACGGTACCTATGAAAAAGCCGACGAATATGAAATACAGTTTATTCCGCCTGCCATGGCCGACGCACAGTTGAAAAAACCCGGCGGCATCAATCAAAGCAAAACACCCATGCAGTTGGCCACCACAGCCAAACTACAGCTGGACAAAGACACCAACAGCATGAATGTGACTGGTCGTACCATATCAGTGCAGGCCGGCACACAAATCATACAGTTTATTGATCAGGTGATTCGTAGCAGCAGCTACATAGCAGATCAACAACTTTATCAGGTAGACGAAAACACTCAGGAAGTTATTAAAAATCCATCTGGCAATGATAGACCCGTGGCCTGGTACAAGATTTCAATACAGGTAATTGATCTGGGACCTGATAGAAAACGCAATGATCATGCCTATAGAATGATATATTTTGTTACCCCCTACGGTATCAACGAAACACGCAGTCCTTATTTTCCCAAAACTTCTTTTAGGGGCGTGCAAAAGGCCTATGATTATTGGTTCACTGGCAAAAACACTGCTATTCTCAACTATGAACAAGATATCAACTATCTTTATCACAATGTGATCACTGAGGCTCTGCCATTGGTCAACAATGCAGAAACCAATCCAGATATACTGACCAGACGCAGTTGGCAAACACGCAGCGATCAAAGCAGTCAATATGCAGAAGGTGCCACCAACGAACCGGCGGCCAACCTGGCAGATTTTTTATACAGTCAAGATGATTTTGCCGAAATCAATCTCAAAATTGTAGGAGATCCGGCCTGGATACCACAAGGCGAAATATCCGGCGGCGTCAATGAAAACAATTTTAGTTTTTCGGCCTTCAACAGCGACGATGGGATCAACTACGAAGCACAAGAAGTGGCATTCAGTGTTACTTTCAATCAACCCGAAGATTACAATCTTGATACTGGACTCATGGAAGTGGCCAGCAACTTTAAAAAACAAGATGGTGAATTTGGACGCAACTATCCAAAACAAAGTCAAACTTATCGTGCCTACGAAGTGACCAGCACATTCAGCAAAGGTCGATTTGAACAAGATATCAAAGGCACCTTGTATATGGATATCTTGAAACAAGAAACAGAAAGCCGTGTGCAAAATCAGCGTGCAGAAAATCAAGTGCGAGAAGCAAATCGTGTCATAACCGAGTCTGCAGAGTTTGGTAATCGTGGTAGTTTGCTTGCTGCAGAATTTGGCGGAATGGACGCCATACTCATGGCCACTGGAGGCGCCGTATCGCCTACTAGCAATAGCACAGTGCCACCCAACGAAAACAAAAACAAAACTCCACAACCTTTGAATAGAACGGCACCCACTTCCAACGGCGGCGTTTCTGGAGCAGAAATACTCAATGGTCCTCCACCACCTGCCATAACTATACAACCAACAACGCCAAGATTAGATCCCAATGCCACTGGACAAACACTGGTACCACAACCAACTCGACCACAATTCGGAAATAGAGAAGCATAATGGCACAGAATATACAACGAACCAAAGGTAGGCCCGCAGGTTACAAATTTGATCGTGGAGGCATGCCCACAGAATTTGGTCCATTCATCGGTCAGGTCATGAACAACATTGATCCCACACGCCAGGGACGATTGCAAGTTTATATCAAACAGTTTGCTGGACCCGATTCCGCGGATAAAAATTTATGGAGAACTGTGAGCTATTGTCCTCCTTTTTATGGAGCAACTCCCAGAACAGGCTCCAGCACCGGCACAGGAACCTATGTGCCTGGCAATCAACAAAGTTACGGCATGTGGTTTACACCGCCAGACCTTGGGGTCAGTGTCATATGTTTTTTTGTAGAAGGCGATCCCAATCAAGGTTACTATCTGGGTTGCATACCAGAACAAGGTATGAATCATATGATTCCGGCTATTGGTGCGGTGTCCTCTGCCCAGGCACAAACACAAAATGCCAATCAGCAAACCTACTTTGCTGGCGCATCCCTGTTGCCGGTCACAGAAATCAACAACGCACCTGAAAACACTGCCATCAGTGAAAATCCCAAGTTCTTTGATCAACCCAAACCAGTTCACAGCTATGTGGCCGCTGTGTTGTTTCAACAGGGCCTGGCCAACGATCCTGTGCGTGGACCCATTGGCTCCAGCAGTCAACGAGAAAGTCCCAGCAACTGTTATGGTATCAGCACACCGGGTCGTGCTATCTATGCTGGTGGTCTAGGCGATAACAACGCACAAAAGCAACTGGATTCACAACGTCCTGCAGATGTGTCTGTGATTGGTCGCCGAGGCGGACATACCTTGGTCATGGATGACGGTGATCTAGAAGGCAACAATAATCTGGTACGCATAAGAACAGCCAAAGGACATCAAATCACCATGAGTGATGATGGCAACTGTTTTTACATCTGTCATGCCAATGGCCAGGCCTGGCTGGAGTTTGGCCAAGAAGGCACCTTGGATGTGTTTACCACCAACAGCATAAACTTACGCACACAAGGCACTATCAACCTGCACGCTGATGAAGATATCAACATGTACGCTGGCAAAAGCATCAACATTAAAAGTCAACAAAACACCAACATACAAAGCGATCAAGAAATTGCCCTGGGCAGCAAACAAGATCTGACCATGTTCAGCAACACCAATGTTGGCATCAAGGCCAATGGCACACTGTCACTCAAAAGCAAACAAGGTGGTTGGGACAGCGGCAGTACCCTGAGTCTCAAAGCCGGCAAACTGCATCTCAACGGCGGACCCACATACCCAGTCAAGAGTGTGCAAGGCCTGACCAAATATCTAAATCCTGATGTGGAATTCAACAGCAGCACTGGCTGGCAGGTCAGTGCCACTGGTACCGAAAGTATCTGCACACGAGCACCCACGCATGAGCCGTATCCTTATCACAATCAAGGTATTGCTGTGAGTGTGGCCCTGGAGGAAGGACAAACTACACCTCCACCGGGTGCACCAGCAATGCCTGCGGACTGGGAAATATCCAAACAATGAGTCGCTTTGAATATAAACTTCCTTCTGGTGCACAATTTCTGGTCAACGGCCCTGCCAATGCCACACAACTACAGGCCGATCAGATATTTTACGAGCAAGTGGCAGCCGGTAGCCTGGTAGGGTATGAACCTGGACAGACCTTGACCAGCACAGCATCACGTCTGACCAAATTTGACCTCAGCAGGTTGGATCGTGGCACAGCCGGAGTAGACACTGCGGCGGTGTTGAGCATAGTGCAAAATTTGCCAGTGATATCGGGCATTCCAGATTTGGTCAACACCCCGGTGCAGAATCCTATAAACCAAGCTGATATCATATTGGCACGGGGGGATAGTTTGGGACCCATACCAGTGGGTCCTCTCACAGCGTTTCAAATACAGACACTACAGGCACAGTTGGTCAATCTGGTAGATCAGCCATTCAACGAACTCAGTCAGGAAAAAGGCATAGGCAAATATGGACTCAACTGTTTGCAGTTAGAAAAAATAGGTTACATCAAACCCGGAACTTTCAACAAGTACCTGGCCAACAATCCAGATAACTTTGTAGAAGTCATGAACAGTCCTGCTATCTGGACAGGTCTTGGTGGGATCACAGATCTTGACACGTTGCTGGTAGATGAAAACAGTCAAAATCTATTGCAAAATCAATTGATGCAGTCGTCCTATGATGCACTGACTGCCACAGGCGTGATCAGTAATGTGCCCAGTCCTTCGGTGAGTCTGAGCCAAGGACAAGTTTACACATCTTCGGGATTGCAAACATTGAATGCATTGAATTTACTAGGTGGCTCCAGTGGATTGATAACCAGTCTGCTTGGACAACCAGTATCAAATTTAAAAACTATTGCATCGGGTGCCTTGGTCAATACAGAACTGTCTCAAGCAACTATCAAAATCACAAACAACATCACAGGATCCGTGGGGGCCTTGATCAACAACGCCAGCAAATTTGGACCTATTGCCACCGCATCATGGGCCAATGCTGGAGGTGTACCTAACTTGAATAATCTATTGACGGGTGTGCCTAATTTGCCGTCACTGTCAAATGTCAATATCAATCAACTGACATCGGGCCTGACTAATTTGATTCCAGGTAATATCAGTAATTTGAAATCTTCCTTGGATAATTTTGGTAAAGCATCACAGTTTAGTTTAAACTTTACTAATCCCTTGACCAGTCTTGGCAATACCAATGTGCAGGCCCTGGCCTCTGGTGCATTGTCCAACGTTCAAGGACAAATCACAGGTGCTGTGGGCAATCTACAAGGACAAATCACAGGTGCTGTGGGCAATCTACAAGGACAATTGTCTGGATCACTCAAACAATTAACCAACTTGTTCAGTGGCAGTGGCGAATTGGTATCGGGCACTCAAATTGCTGCAGGATTCAACAACACAGTAAATCGCAAAACTGTGGATGCAGCGGTCACACGGATTTTGGGCAACAGCAAAATACCTGTGCCTGGCTTTGAATTCCCCAGTGCAGATGTACTGGCACAGCGACTTGATATTTCGCAAGCACAAAACATACTGCAAGGAATCCGACAACAAGGAAGTCAGGTGTTGAATCAGGTCACGCAACTGCAATCTCAAGGTACAAGATTGGCAGGTCAAGCCACAGCAACATTTAACCGGTTGACAGGATAGCTTAAATACATTATGGTCACATTTGTCGGATTCAACACAATTAATCAAAATAAAAAATTTACCTTGGTGGATTTTGAATTGATCAAGCGAGATCTCTTGAATGCATTCAACATACGTCAGGGCGAGTTAGTGGGTCGCCCGGCCTACGGAACCACGATCTGGGACTTCTTGTTTGAAAATCAATTGCAGGAAACCGAGCGTGCTTTGTTGGCAGAAATACAGCGTGTGGCCGGCGGTGATCCGCGATTGTATGTCAACAACATTGAACTGTTTCCACAGAACAATGGCATCCTTATACAGTTGCAAATTACCGTGGTACCTACTACTACAGCTGAAAGATTGGCTATATTTTTTGATCAAGAAACACGAACAGCCAGTTACGTTTAACTACGCCGTTTATATAAAAAATAAATAATACAAACTGGAACAAACATGGCTCGAACCACAAGACAAACCGCAATTTTTGGTGTTGAAGATTGGAAGCGAATCTATCAGACCTATAGAGAAGCTGACTTTCAAAGCTATGATTTTGAAACTCTACGCAAGAGTTTTGTGGATTATTTGCGTCTTTATTACCCAGAAACATTCAATGATTATATTGAAAGTTCAGAATTTATTGCACTATTGGATGTCATGGCATTCATGGGCCAGGCCCTGGCCTTCCGCACAGACCTAAACACTCGTGAAAACTACATTGACACAGCTGAACGCAGAGACAGTGTAGTAAAACTGGCCAACTTGGTCAGTTACACACCCAAACGCAACACCTGTGCCAGCGGTTATCTCAAGGTATTCGTAGTTCAAACCACAGAAAATGTCATAGACTACAACGGTGTTAATCTTGCCAACATCACGGTGAACTGGGCCGATCCCAGCAATTTTGACTGGCAAGAACAGTTCACAACCATTGTCAATGCCAGCCTGGTAGACACTCAGCGTGTGGGTCGTCCTGGTGCCAGAAACACAGTGCTGGGTATAAGAACTGACGAATACACCATAAATCTAGTGCCGGGCTTTTTGCCTGTGATACCTTACACAGCCACAGTGGACGGAGTCAACATGCCATTTGAAGCAGTGACCTCCACAGTGGGCAATATTGATGACAATACTAAATTTGTGTTTGAACCATCACCCTTGCCCGACGGCAGGTTCAATGTGCTTTTCCGCAACGACGAACTGGGTTTTGCCAGTGCCAACACCGGTTACTTCTTTTTGTTCAAACAAGGCCTGTTGCAAAATCAAGATTTTAACTTGCCAGAACGCATAGCCAATCGCGAAGTCAACATCAATATTGAAGGCGTCAACAACACCGACCGTTGGTTGTACCAACTGGACAACGTAGGCAACGTTTCTGCAGAGTGGGAATTTGTGGAAAGTGTTTATGCTGCAGCAGTAGAACAACTCAGCCCCAACATCCGCGATTTGTATTCGGTGACCAGCAGGACCAACGATCAGATTACGTTGAACTTTGGTGACGGTGTGTTTAGTTCCATACCTGTGGGCTTGTTCCGTTGTTATGTACGTGCTAGTAATGGCCTGCAATATATTATCAATCCCGAAGAAATGCAAAGTGTAGTGATTCCTATCAGTTATGTGAGTCGCACAGGCCAAATTGAAACCATTACATTTACCTGTGGCATCACAGAACCTGTGACCAATGCTCAATCACGCGAAACCATTGATGAGATCAAACAACGTGCCCCGGCACGTTACTACACACAGAACAGAATGGTCAATGGCGAGGACTATACCAACTTTCCATTCACCAAGTACAACAGTATTCTCAAGAGCTCGGCACTCAATCGTGCCAGCATAGGTACCAGTCGTTATCTTGATCTGGTTGATGGTACAGGCAAATACAGTTCGACCAATATCTTTGCCAGTGACGGAGCCTTGTACGAAGCCAACAACTTGCCCAGTTTTAATTTTAGTTGGCTGAGTGAAAACGACATTCTTAGTGTTATCAGCAATCAGATTGAGCCCAATCTGGTCAAAAGTGGTGCCTTGCAATTTTACTATGCCAACTATCCTAGGCCTGATTTGTTGGCGTTGGACGTGCTCTGGCAAGAAAGTACTACCTTGGCCAACGAAACCACGGGCTATTTTAAAAACTCTGCAGGCGTGCCTCAGCCCATTGGAAACTATACCAGCGACAACAAAAAATACATCCAGGTAGGCAGTCTTGTTAAATTTGTGCCACCTTCAGGTTACTTTTTCAATTCCAACAACCAGTTAGTGGCTGGTGTGCCTGTGCGTGCCGACGAAAAACTGGTCATATGGGCCAGCCCCACAGCAGTTTTCTTGGGCGGAACTAACAATGGACTGGGCAACTTTAGCAATGGGCAAGGTCCAGTCACACTCAATGATTATGTGCCCACTGGTGCCATAGCAGTGCAAGTCATACCCTTGTTTGTCACAGATCTCAACAGCACAGTCAGACAAAGCATCATTGATCAGGTCAGACTCAACAGAAATTTTGGTCTGGGCTACAACAACTTGACCTCTACCTGGTACGTGATCACTGCCAACAATCTTGACACCAACGCAACTTTTAGCCTGACAAATGCACAAAGCACTGCCAACTTGAACAACGATGCAAGTTGGCTGGTACAGGCCACAACTGACGGTGAAAATTACACTGTGGCCAGCCGTAGCCTGGATTACTATTTTGGCAGTGTGTTGGAGACCAGATTCTTTTTCTTGACCGGCCAACAGGTCTTTGACAGCCGCACAGGCACCACCATTAGAGATTTTGTCAACGTGCTCAAGACCAACAGCCGACCTGATTCTAATTTGCCTTTGACCGGTGACACCCGACTGAGGATCGTTGGACAACCAGTGCAAAGCGATGGTTATGTGGATGACTTCCAGGTCTTGGTAGGATTTGAAGATCGCTACAGCGACGGAGTTCCCGACAATCCTGATTTCTTCAATGACATTGTGGCTCCTAACATAAATTCCAATCTTAAATTAGTGTTCTTACAAAGCACCATTGACTTTGACAATCTACAGCGTTATCTCTTGGTTGAACCTGGTATAGTCAATCCTGACTACGCTACCTTGGATGATATAGAATTGGTCAAACAAGAATTTATTGATGGACAAGTATTCTATGCCTACACTGAACTGGTGTTTTACAGCCTTGCGATCAATCCCAACACAGGTGTACGTAGCTTGATAACACGCACAGATTTTATTGCTCGTGTGGGCCGCCAGAGCTTGTATTTCCAATATCGTCACAACAGTCCATTGACCAGTCGACTAGATCCGGGCAGTACCAATATCATTGACCTGTATGTGGTCACTTTGCAATATTACACTGCCTATCAGAACTGGATCAAAGATTCAACTGGCACTGTGCAAGAACCTATTCCTCCCAGCATCAATCAGTTGACCACAGAATATTCAGACCTACAAACTTATAAAATGATCAGTGACAATGTGATCGTTAACAGCGTGCAGTTCAAACCGTTGTTTGGTGCCAAGGCCTCTGAGGAGTTACGTGCAACCATCAAAGTTATCCGGTCTTCTAACAGCACAGCAAGTGTGAGTGAAATCAAAAATCTAGTGGTGGCCAACATGGATGCCTACTTCAGCATTGACAAGTGGAACTTTGGCGACACATTTTATTTTAGTGAACTGGCTGCGTACCTACATTCACAAGTTGGTGATGTGATCAGCAGTGTGGTCCTGGTACCACTGAATCAACAAAAATACTTTGGTGACTTGTACGAGATTCGTTCGGCTCCCAATGAAATTTTTGTCAATGCTGCCACAGTCATTAACATAGAAGTTATACAGGCCTTGACCAGTACCAATCTACGCACAGCACCCGGTAGTGGAGTGATCTAATGGCTCGAGTACGCTCAGTTGATTTTTTACCAGAAATATTCCAAACACCTGTTAATAAACAGTTTTTAGCTGCCACACTGGATCAGCTGATACAAGAACCCAAATTCCAAAAAACACAAGGGTTTGTAGGACGCAGAGTTGGCCCTGGAGTCAATGCCGACGATCGCTATGTGATTGAACCAACCAGGGTCCGTAATGAGTATCAACTAGAGCCAGGAGTAATAGGTCTAGAACCTGACACCAATCGTATCAACGATGCCATTACCTATCCTGGCATCAGCGATGCCTTAAAAATACAAGGTGCATTTGTCAACAATGCTGACAGACTATACACCAGCGAATACTATGCCTGGGATCCTTTTGTAGATTTTGACAAGTTTGTAAACTATCAGCAGTACTACTGGTTACCAGATGGCCCCTTGGAAGTGGAAGTCTCTGTTGAACCAGTACCAGTAGTGGCCAATTTTGTAGTGACACGGGCCAATGGGGTCTACACATTTTCAGGGCAGACTGGCAACAATCCATCACTGACACTGGTACGTGGCGGCAACTACACTTTCCAAGTGGCACAAAATGACAAACAAGATATTAATTTTGTAGTCACAAACATCGATGCCAGTGCCTACATAATTGATAATTCGCCCAATCCAACATTGATCTTGGTGCGTGGTAACACTTATACATTTACTTTGATTTTAAACGGAATCTATCCGTTCTATATCAAGACCTTGGCCAGCCTTGGCAATGTCAATCTTTATAGCTCTGGCGTTACCAACAATGGTGCTGTGACCGGTACAGTGACTTTTGTGGTGCCACAAGATGCACCCGATACCTTGTATTACAGTTCCAGCACGCAGTTCA